GGATATATAACGTTACCCAAAGACTTGAAAATTGCGCTTATGCGGGTGATCGCGTATATGTATGAGAATAGGACTGTGTCAATACCAGCCGAGATCCTCGGTGCAGTAGAACGGTACCGGGTGTTGAAAATATGAGCGTGAGCTTTGACAACATGCGTAAGCAAATCACGTTGAAGACTCAGAGCGCAACGGATGATGGTTATGGCGGTCAGGTGGTAACAGATGAGATATATGCTATTGTGTGGGCACGAATAACGCCGTTGCAGACTTCGAGGAGTTTAACTTCGTTCGTCGATGATAGGCTGCAACATGTGAGATTTTATGAAGTCTATATTAGATATGATCCAGCGGTGAACGAGTTGATGAAAGTCGAATATAATGGGAAAACGTGGGATATCGTGTCGTTGGAAGATATAAACGGTGAGCATAACTATTTGCGGCTTGTATGCAAGGAGAAAATAACATGACACAAAAAGTGGTTGTGAGGATTGAAGGGCTCGAAGATATAAAATTTAAGCTCAAATCTTTTACCCCAGAAGTCAATGAAGCGATAGAAAAAGAGATCAAGATTTCTGCGATAAACATTCAAAGAGAGGCGAAAAAGATATGTCCGTGGAGAAGCAACAGATTGAGATCGTCAATTGCGATACAGCTTTTGGGTAGTGGTGGAAGGATAAATGCGGCTGAGATAGGTTCATACCACGTTGAATATGCTCCATATGTGGAATTCGGTACCCGATATATGAAAGCCGAGCCTTATTTGCGCCCTGCATACGATGCTGAAATACCAAAATACAAGGCAAATGTCGCGAAAATACTGAGGGATCTAAGATGAGAACGGCATTACTTCCGCTTCAAAAAGCGATATATGACCGACTCAAAAAAATTTATCCAGTTTACGATGAGGTTCCACAAGGTGCGCAATTTCCGTATATTACGTTCGGTGCGGATATGATGCATGATTGGTCGACGAAGTTAAAGCGTGGTCAGACGATTCAGATGGATCTCCATTTGTGGAGCCAATATCGCGGAATAAAAGAGATTGGGCAGATGATAGATGATATCGTGCTCGCATTGGATACTCCGCTGATCCTTCTCAATTTTAGTGTGGGTATTACGAACATAAAGTTGATTAGCCTGCTAAGGGATCCAGACGGGATCACGAGGCATGGCGTTTTGGAAATCGAAGCAAATATACTGGAGGTGTGATAAATGGCAACAGTAACGAAAGGAATTGATTTTATCGTCAATGTGAATACTGGTACGGAAGCGAGCCCAACGTGGACGCCTGTTGCAGGGCAAAGGGGTGCAAGCCTTACGCTGAATGCGGATACGATTGATATAACTTCGAAGGATTCGAACAACTGGAAGGAAGTCGTAGCGGGGCAAAAAAACTGGAGCATAAAATTTGATTCGCTTGTGATTATGAACGATACAGGTGATGGATATGATACCTCGCTCGAAGCTCTCGAATCAGCGTATATGAGTGGGAATACTGTTATGGCACAGATAAAAACTCCGATGACTTCTGGGAGTGCTGTAACATATACAGGTAGTGCGGTTATAACGGATCTCTCGTATGATTACGCACAGGATAAAGAGGCAACTTTTTCTGGCACACTCCAAGGCACTGGCGCGATCGTAAAAGCGAGCTCGTAAAGGTAGGAGATGAATAAATGCTTATAAAACTGGACAAAGAGCGAGATTTAAAATTCATGACAAATTCGCTGATCAAGATCGAACAGCATTTTAAGATGCCGATTCAAAAATTCTTCGAGGGTCTTAAAGATGGCTCGTTCGGGCTCAAAGAGATCCGCTATTTGCTTTGGGCGGGCTTAGTTCATGAAGATCCAAAACTCACAGAGGAAAAAGCAGGCGATCTCATGGACACGGTAGGTATGACAACAGTGGCGCAATATGTCGGAGATGCGCTGGCTGAAAGCTTCGGTGTGAGAGACAAAGATAAAACAAAGCAAGGTGATTCAAAAAACTGACGTGGGATTGGAATAAAGCGATGAGAGCTGCGGTGAGATATATGAGCCTCAAAGAGTTTTGGCAACACACCCCGTATGAGATCAATATAATCGTCGAGTCCCGAGCAGAACATGAGATTGAGACGCAGAAGGTATTGTCGTGGCTCACCGCGGCTTTGGTTCGTACTAAGGAATTTCCTACGTTCAAGGAGTATATGAGCAAGAAGGAAAAGCAAAGTGTGGATATAGAACAAGAGCGTGAGCAACTTAAGCGAGAGTTCGGAGGTGTGATGAATGGCTGAGATTGGCAAAATGGTCGTCAAGCTGGGAGCGGATACCAGCGTTTTTGCTGCGAAGCTGCAGGAAGCGTCTCAAAAATTATCGGGTTTCGGTAGCAAATTGACTGGTATCGGTAAAAAACTCTCGCTTGGTGTCTCACTTCCACTTGCGGGTATTGGAACGGCTGCGATTACAATGGCTACGACCTTTAACAAATCGATGGCGGATGTCGCCTCTCTGATCCCGGGGAACACAAAGCGGGTGGAAGATCTCAAAAAAGGTGTGCAAGATCTCGCAACTCAGACTGGCCAATCAACGATAACCCTCTCAAAAGGCTTATATCAGGTTATTTCTGCGTTTGGTGATACTTCTGACTCAATGAAGATTTTAAAAACAAATGCGCTTGCTGCAGCCGCTGGAGCCGCTACGACAACGGATGCGGTGAACCTTACCTCTGCGGTTACAAAAGCGTATGGTGATACTTCAGCGGGTGCGGTAAAGCATGTTGCGGATCTCGCGCTACAGACGGTTAAGTTGGGACAGACTACGTTCCCCGAACTCGCTTCTTCGATTGGAAAGGTTACACCGCTTGCGTCCTCACTTGGTATTGGAATGGATCAGTTATTCGCGGTTATGGCTACGACTACAGGGGTTACAGGCGATGCTGCTGAAGTATCTACACAATTACGTGGAGTTCTTCAATCACTTATGGCACCGACGGCGATGTTAAAAGTTTTGATTAGGAAGTTGGGTTATTCTTCCGCTGAAGCGATGATCAAAGACAAAGGGCTTCAAGGAGCTCTGAAAATGATTGTGGATGCGGCAACAGCGAGTAAAAAGCCGCTTCAAGATTTTATTGGCTCAATTGAAGGGCAGACGCTTGCATTAGCGCTCACGGGGCCACAAGCAGATGCATATATTAAAAAGCTGAAAGAGATGAACAATGCACAGGGAACGACTGAAAAGGCGTACAAAGCACAGGCAGAAGGGATAAATGCGGCTGGAACCGCGATGAATAAATTCAAGGAACAACTCGCTGTTACTTCCCAGAAGCTTGGTGATGCGCTTGCTCCTGCGTTATTAAAAGCTCTCAAAGCGGCACAGCCCTTGATAAATGCGATTGATAAAATGCTAACTTGGTTTTCAAAACTCAATCCCAAAATGCAAACCGTCATTGTTACGGTAGCGGGTATCGTAGTCGCAATGGGGCCACTGCTCTCGATAATAGGCTCATTGACAACTGCACTTCCTTTGCTCGGGGCTGCGTTCTCGGCTCTCACAGGCCCGATTGGGTTAACAGCGCTTGCAATTGCTGGAGTTACAGCTGCGGGTATTGAGATATACAAGCATTGGGACAAGATCTCGGCGTTCTTAAAAGCAACGTGGAACAAAATTTTATCTGTGGCGACCAAGGTATGGGGCGGATTGAAGGATTTCCTTATCGGGGTTTGGGATGCAATAGTTAAGCCGTGGAAGACTATTTGGAACACGCTCTTCGGTTGGCTCTTCGGAAGTTGGGGGGATACAAAGACAAAATCAGATAGCTTTTGGGCTGATTTTGTTAATGGGCTTAAGAAGATATGGAATGCGATAACTGCTCCATGGAAAGCTACGTGGTCAACACTTACGGGAGCTATAACAACAGTATGGAATGGAATTTTTGAAGCTGCGACAAAAATTTTTGGGGCAATAAAAAACTTCCTTGTAGGCGTGTGGGACGCGATAGTTGCTCCATGGAAGGCTATTTGGAATACATTATTTGGCTGGCTCTTCGGTAACTGGGGGAATTCAAAGGCAAAGTCAGTCAATTTTTGGAATGGATTCGTCAGCGTTCTTAAAACAATCTTCGATGTTTTGCTTGCTCCATGGAAGGCTGCATGGTCACTACTTACAACAGCTCTTACGGCGATATGGAACGGAATCTCGGGAACCGCAACAAAAATATTTAGCGGGATAAAAGACTTCTTCACGAATACATGGTCGACTATATCTAACGCTACTAAAACCGCATGGGATGGAATAAGTTCAACGCTTGGGAAGGCGTGGGGCGGTATTGCTTCAAAAGCTAAGTCAATTTGGGGTGGGATTTCTGGAGTGATTGGTGGCGCATGGAATAAAATCACTGGGCACACGAATACAGCGAGCGATGAAGTAAAAAAAGCTGTGAATGGGATGAGTGCACAGGTAAAAGCAACGATTAAAGATGCGATGGATAAGACAGGCTCAGTGGTGAACGATACGACTATTAAAGTTGTAGAAGCGTTCGTGGATATGAAGGGAAAAACAAAAGCACAAGCAGATGAGATGGCTACAAAGATCTTAGAAGCGCTGGCAAATATGTCTGATGAAGCTGTAGGGCATTCGATCATCCCAGATATGGTATCAGATATCATTAGCGAGTTTAATAAAATGAATACAA